ATCCAACTTGGATGAATAGAGCAAATCCTGTATAAGTATTCAACACGTGGGTTTATAAACAACGAAAATCGTGGTGGAGTATTGCTTTCTCATCCTAGGCTAGTCAAAGCAGCTCCACCCTCTAGGAAATATTATGAAATATATTTTGATATTGTATATGTGTAGTATGGTAACTGGAAAATGTCCAACAAATACCTATGCAGGTTATCAGTTTAATAATCATTATGATTGTGTAATGGCAGGTTATGGTGTTGCTCAATCCACGTATAAAAATTTAAAAGAGATTGAAGAATGGGATAAAGAATATATTGAAAAAAATAAAATGGTTGTAAGATTTGAATGTAAAGAATTGAGAGTAGGTGCGTAAAAAAATAAAAAATAAACAATGGCTGCTTTGGAATATTTATCATACTGTATTAGCTGTGTTACTTGCAGGATTATTAATTATTGAGTTAATAGAGCTAATATGGATGATCTAAATTTTAATTTTAAAAAATCTCCTACAGTTTATGGTTTCTTACAAGATGATAGCTTTGTAAGAGGAATTGTTGGCCCAGTTGGATCTGGCAAATCCTATGCCTGCGCTGCTGAAATATTTATGCGAGCAGTGAAACAAAAACCTTCTCCTAAAGATGGAATTAAATATACTAGGTTTGTTGTAGTTAGAAACTCATATCCAGAATTAAGAACTACAACTATTAAAACCTGGCAGGAAATTTTCCCAGAAAATATCTGGGGTGGTATGAGATGGTCGCCTCCTATATCTCATCATATAAAACTACCTGCCAGGGATGGAGCTGCAGGTATTGATTGTGAAGTTATATTTCTAGCTTTGGATCAACCCAAAGATGTTAGAAAACTTTTATCACTAGAGCTGACAGGAGCATGGGTTAATGAGGCACGTGAACTTCCAAAACAAGTAATTGATGGATTAACACACAGGGTTGGAAGATACCCAAGCAAAGCAGATGGTGGGCCTTCCTGGAGAGGAGTATGGATGGACACGAACCCTATGGAGGATGACCACTGGTGGTATGATATTTCTAAAAAAGGATCTTTGCCAAAAGGTAAATTTGGTTGGAAATTTTTTGAGCAGCCTGGAGGAGTGAAAGAAGTTTCAAATGTAGATCTGCCAGAGATGCCAGAAGCAAATGGTTTTACTTTTTCTGCAGGCAGTTGGTGGCAAGAAAATGATGCAGCAGAAAATATAAATAATTTACCAAGTGGATATTACACACAGATATTAGCAGGTAAGTCAAAAGATTGGATAAGATGTTACGCAGAAGGTAAATATACTTTTGTCCAGGATGGCAAGCCAGTGTGGAGTGAATATGATGATGCAAGTATGTGTGTTGAAAGATTAGAACCAGAACGTGGATTTCCTATTGTGATTGGCCTGGACTTTGGTTTGACACCTGCTGCAGTGTTTGCACAAAGATTAGGTAATGGCAGATGGCATATCCTGCATGAGCTTGTAACTTTTGATATGGGCCTGGAAAGGTTTGGTCAAATACTAAAATCAGAAATAGAAATAAAATATCCTAAATATGATTTATCAATATGGGGAGATCCTGCAGGATCATCCAGGGATCAGATATACGAAGTTACAGCTTTTGAACATTTAAAAAGTTTGGGTATCAATGCCAAGCCTACAGCTACAAATGATTTTAAAACTAGACGTGAAGCAGTTGCAGCTCCTATGACTAGATTGTTAAATGGTAAGCCTGGCTTTTTGATTGATAGTAGATGTAATAAAATTAGAAAATCTTTAGCAGGTGGTTATCATTTCAAACGAGTACAAATATCTGGCCAGGAAAGATTTAAAGATCAACCAAATAAAAATCAACACTCACACGTAGGAGATGCTTTAGGATATGCGCTGCTTGGTGGTGGAGAATTCAGAAGATTAACAAGACCAAATCAAACTGGGTTTGTAAGATCTGCACTTGCTAAATTAGATTTTGATTTATGGTAGAGCTGCATATAGATAAGCTGCAAGAGCTTATGGGCCTGGATGGTGTTGACAAAAAGATAACTCATTTTCATCCAAAACATTTATGGTTTTTAAATTTAAGAGATTACGAAAAAAAATATTTTGATTATATTCCTGGGTATGAAAACTATCTTGCTAAAAATACTATTCATAATGCTGCTTACACTGGTTACTATTTTGGCAAGCCAGTAGTATCTTTTGGCCTGTTAAGAATATTTCCAAAAGTTGCAGAAGCTTGGCTAATTCCTACAAAAGAACTAAATAACCTGCGTGTAGCTTTGCCTTTTCACAAAGCAACCAAAGCTTTTTTTAACCATGCCTTTGATCTTTTTGATTTAGATAGAATTCAAGTAACAGTAGATACAACGAATAAAGATGCTTTGAAGTGGATTGAAACTATGTTATTTACTAGAGAAGGCATAATGAAAAAATTTGGGCCAGGTGGAACAGATTGCATTATGTTAAGTAGAATAAAATAAAAGGAGCAAACTATGGGTGGTGTATTTTCAAAACCTAAAATTCCAGATCCACCAAAGCAGGTGGAAACTGATATATCAGCAAGAGAAAAAGCTGCAGATAAAGCTGAAGCAGATAAGAAGCAACAGCTTGCTAGACGAATACGAGCTAGAAGAACTGGTGGCAGAAGGCAACTATTATCTTCTGCAAGACAGGACAGCGAGCTAGGTGTACCATTTGGATCAACTGGATCTTTAGGATATAGCAGAAATGTCTAAAGCAAAAAATAAATATAAACGAAAACCTAGAAATAGGAAAAAGGAGGAAGATGCCAAACGTAACAACTAAAGATGGTAAGAAAAGAAATTTTCCATATACAAAAAAAGGAGCAACTCAAGCGAAGGCTTTTGCAAAAGCTTCTGGTGGTAAAATGAAAATGGATATGAAATCTGCCATGAAAAGAAAAATTGGAAAAAAAAAATCTAAAGGATATTAATGGCAGCTCCAGAGAAATACGTTAAGAAATTTGGAAGATCCAGAGCTAACAAAATTTACAGGCGAGGATTAGGTGCATATTATTCCAGTGGCAGTAGGCCCAAGATGTCGGCACACGCATGGGCAGTGGCTAGATTGAAAGCTCATGCTGCAGGTAAAGCAACTGTCAAAAAAGCAGATGGAGATCTGTTTAGAAAGAAATCGTAATGTACACTAGAAAATTTAAAGAAGTACCAAAAACAAAAAAGAAAGTACCAATTAAATATGTTAGTGGTGCTAAAAATCCAGGAGCAAGAGAAGCTGAAATAATTAGAACTAGAAAATTATATAAGCAAGGAAAATTAACTCCTGCTATGATGGATAGAATAAGCAAACAAAGGAGCAAAGGATAATGGCATATAGTAAATACAGTAAGAAACAAAAGAAGTTAGCTGCAGTGGCAAATCCCAAAAAAAAAATTACCAGAGCAGATTTTAAAAAAATAATGAAAAGGAAGAAAACATGATTATATTCGGTCATACTCCTAGAGAGTGGAAAAGAAGGGCCAAAGAAAACAAATGGTATGTTGTTGCTTTGGTTGTTTTTTTTGCGCTAGGAGCTGCAATATTTTAAATGGTTGCCAAGAAGTATCAAAACCCAAAAGGTGGATTGAATGAGAAGGGCAGAAAATACTTCAAGAGAACAGAGGGCAGTAATTTAAAAAGACCACAAAAAAGTGGTACAGGTGGGAGGAGAGTAAGTTTCGCTGCCAGATTTTCTGGCATGAAAGGGCCTATGAAAGATAGCAAAGGTAGGCCAACAAGAAAGGCTTTGGCACTGAAGGCCTGGGGTTTTGGATCAGTTGCTGCAGCCAGAAACTTTGCTAACAAAAATAAAAAGAGTTAATTATGCACGAAGCAAAAAAAATATTAGAAAGAATTAAAAAGGCAGAGGGAAAGAAAGAACTTTGGAGAGATATTTACCAGGAGTGTTACGAGTATGCACTGCCACAAAGAAATCTATATGATGGTTACTATGATGGAGGAACTCCAGGACAAAGAAAAATGTCTAAAGTTTTTGATAGTACAGCCATAAACTCTACACAAAAATTTGCAAATAGAATTCAATCAGCTCTGTTTCCTCCCTACAGAAAGTGGGTACGAATTCAACCAGGTAACGAGATACCAGAAGATAGAGCTTCTGCTGCACAAATAGAACTTGATAAGATCAATGACAAAATGTTTTCTGTTTTAAGACAAACAAATTTTGATCTAGCAATAGGAGAGTTTTTATTAGATCTAGCTGTTGGTACAGCTTGTATGTTGGTGCTGCCTGGAGATGATGAAGAACCAATTAAGTTTATTACAGTACCACAATACTTGATTGCTTTTGAAGAAGGAGCTTATGGTACAATCCAAAATGTTTATAGAAGATTAAAATTAAAAAACTCTACTATTCAACAACAATACCCAGATGCAAAGATACCACCAGAGTTTCAGAAACTTATACAAGAAAAACCAGATGAACATACAGAACTTTATGAAAGCACAATGTACCATGAAGATGATGGTTTCTATCACTACTGTGTAATATGGAAAAAAGGGCCAGATAAGATTGTACATAGAACTTATGAAACAATGCCTTGGATTATAAGTAGATACATGAAAGTTGCAGGCGAGATCTATGGCAGAGGGCCACTGATTACTGCGTTGCCAGATATAAAAACATTAAACAAAACTGTTGAGCTGTTGTTGAAAAATGCAAGTCTAAATATTGCAGGTGTCTATACAGCTTCAGATGATGGAGTGTTAAATCCTCAAACTGTAAGAATAGCTCCAGGTGCGATAATACCTGTAGCAAGAAATGATGGCCCTACAGGCCCAAGTTTGAAACCACTACAAAGATCTGGAGATATAAATTTATCACAGCTTGTTATTAACGATTTACGATTAAATGTAAAAAAGATCATGTTAGATGAGAGTTTGCCTCCAGATAATATGAGTGCAAGATCTGCTACCGAAATTGTAGAAAGGATGAAAGAACTTTCTCAAAACCTTGGCTCTGCGTTTGGTAGATTGATTTCAGAAGCTGTACTCCCTTTAGTTAGAAGAACTTTAGCTGTTATGAATGATAAAGAAATCATAACATTACCTCTGAAAGTCAATGGATTAGAGATTAAAATGCAGCCTACTTCTCCATTGGCTCTTGCACAATCTAACGAGGAAGTACAAACAGCTATGGGTTGGATGCAAATAATTCAGCAGCTTGGCCCTGTAGGACAGATGGCAGTAAGAATAGATAAGGTTGCAGATTTTGTGGCAGATAAATTAGGAATTCCTGCAGATTTAAGAACTACTCCAGAGGAAAGACAGCAGTTGATTGAACAAGCGCAGCAACAAGCACAGATGATGCAGCAACAGCAAGCAGCTCCTGCTACTCAAGAAGAAGAAGTTAATGCTCAAGCAAAGGTAAGTTAATATGGCAAAAAATGGATTTGATGATTTAGGTTGGGAAAGTTTGGATTTCATGGAAGAAGTGCAAACAACAGATGAACAGAAAAAAAAGAATTCTCTATATGCAAAAGTGTTTAGCTCTCCAGAAGGACAGATTGTTTTACAGGATCTAAAAAGCAGAACTGTTGAAGCTGCATCTTGGTTTCCTGGAGCAGATCAACATTATGGGTATGTACGAGAAGGACAGAACAGTATTGTAAGAGAAATACTTTCAAGAATAGAACGAGCCAAACAAAACTAAAGGAGGGATGAATGGCTGAAGAAGGACAACAACAAGAAACAGAAAAAACAGAAGAACAAAAACCAAATGGTTTAGTTGATGAGGCTAGGCAAAATGCTCCAGAAGAAGAAGCTCCTGTTGAGCAAGATCCTATATCTCATGTAGCTTCTGAAAAACCAGAGGAAGATAAACTTGGAGAAGTTGAAGATGAAGATGAAACTTTTGAAAGACCAGATTATTTTCCAGAAAAATTCTGGGATGAAAAAGAAGGGCCAGATATAGAAGCTCTAGTAAAAAGCTACACTGAAATACAAAAAAAAATGAGCCAGGGTAAAGGCAAAGCTCCAGAAAATTATGATGTTAATTTTTTGAAAGAGCAGCAAGTAGATATTGATAATGATCCACTTGTAAAAGGATCTCTTGAATGGGCCAAAACTCATGGACTTACCCAAGAAGCTTATGAAGATCTTGCAAAGATGTTCATGGAAACAGGAGAAGAAACTGTTGCTAGAACAAATGCAGATATAGCTTCACAAAAAAAATTATTAGGAAACAAAGCAGATGAGAGAATTGGATCTGTTATGAAGTTTGCTGATACTTTGAGAGCTAGAGGTGTTTTATCAGATGAAGAAGTAAAAGAGTTTGATGAAATGGCAGGCACAGCTCTTGGTGTAAAAGTTATAGAAAAAATAAGATCTTATTATGGAGAACAACCAATACCAACTACAGAACCTACAGAAGATTTAGGTATGTCGCATGAAGAAATCAAAGGTATGGTTGCAGATGCAAGATATGGAAAAGATCCTGCATTTACTGCAAAAGTAGAAAAATTGTTTGAAAGAGCCTTTCCAGGCGAATATAAACCATAACAACACTGGGGTTGCACAAAATACTTGATGCAACCCTAGAATTTTAGTATTAATCAAATCAGAAGATAACCGAAAAAATTTGGCCTTCAGTTAAAAGCTGTAGCCTTTTCCTTGAAAAGACAACTACCAATAAATGTTAAACAAAAACTATGTTAAACAAAAGGAGTAAAACATGGCAATAAATATAAGTAATGCGTTTGTTACTTTGTTTGATGCTGAAGTTAAGCAGGCATATCAAGGAGAGAGTAAGCTCCGAGATACTGTAAGACTACGTTCTGGCCAAAGCTCCAACACTGTAAAATTTCCAAAAATTGGAAAAGGTGTAGCTACAGCTAGAATTCCTCAAACAGATGTAACACCACTAAACGTAACATATTCGCAGGTTACTGCGACTATGTCGGACTATAATGCTGCAGAATACAGCGATATATTCCATCAAGCAAAAGTGAACTTTGATGAAAGACGAGAGTTAGTTGAAGTTGTATCTAAAGCTATTTCAAGAAGGCAAGATCAACTTATCATTGATGCTCTTAATGGATCATCAACTTCACTTACAGTTGCGAAAACTGTTGTAACAACAGGATCTGCAACTGCCTCAAACTTGAACGTAGGTAAAATGATCGAAGCTAAAAAGCTTATGGATGCAGGTAACGTTCCAAGTGAGGGAAGATGTTTAGTAATTCATGCTAACAACGTGGCAGGATTACTAGCAGATGAAAGAGCAATATCTAACGATTTTGCAGTTAAAGCTCTACTAAATGGAGAAGTAACTGCTATGCTTGGTTTCCAAATCATCATAATCGGAGATAGAGCTGAAGGTGGCCTTCCACTATCAACTAACGACAGAACTTGTTTTGCGTTCCACAAATCAGCTATGGGTATGGCTGAAGGTATGGGGATCAAAACAGAGATCAACTATGTACCAGAGAAAACTTCTTTCTTGGTTAATAGTATGTTTTCAGCAGGTGCTGTGGCTATTGATGATGAAGGTATTGTTAAAATCACGTGTGATGAAAGCTAATAGAAAAGGAGAATAATTATGGCTTACGATCAAAAAGGACTACAACCTATCGGTGGACAGTCAAAAGCAGGTCAAGCTCCTCAACTATGGAGCTATACATCTACAGATGCGAAAACTGCAATAGATGCTGAAGGGTACTTTAATAGTGCTGCAGATGTATTGAAAGTTGGAGATCTGATATATGTTCATGCAAGCACTGGAGGTACAAGAACATACTCTTTACATCCAGTAGTTAGCAATACTGGCACTGTTGTTGATATTGGAGATGGTACTGCTATCTCTGCTACTGACAGCGACTAATACAATCAGATGAGTTTGGGGGAAAGAAATTTCCCCCTACTCTTTTTTTTTATTATAAGGTAAAAAGAACTATGGCAGCAGGCGATACAAAAGTAACTATAGCGAATAACGCATTAACTCTATTAGGCGCAAATACTATAACTTCATTTACAGATGGATCAAAGGCTGCAGGAATTGCAAACAATATGTATGACTTTGTAAAAAAGCATACATTATCAATGTACCCTTGGAAGTTTGCTTTGAAAAAACAAGAGCTGCAAAAAGATACAGCTACACCAGTAAATGAATGGGATAATCAATTTACTTTACCTTCAGATGCTGTATCAACTTTACCAGTTGCAGTATTCTTTTCTGGACAATCAAATGCTCCTAAAGAATTAAATTTTGAAATTTACGAAAATAAATTAGTAACGAACTCTACAGAAGTTTATATAGATTATGTCTATGATGTAGCAGAAGGAAATATGCCAACTTATTTTGTTACGTTATTAGTATATCAGTTAGCTTGGCATCTAGCAGAGCCAATAACAGATCAAACAACTAAATCTGATTATTGGAAAACTCATGCTCTGGGTAATCCTTCAGATCAAGGCAGAGGTGGTTATTTTAGAACTGCAACCCAAATAGATGCTCAAGGACAGCCTCCAAATGTTATTGAGGATTATGTACTAACTAATATACGATAATGGCAGATAACGAAAATATAGTAAGAATACAAACAAACTTTACTGCAGGAGAATTTGATCCCTTGTTGAGAGCTAGGATTGATCTTGAACAGTACAGAGCTGCAGCTCAAACTTTGACAAATGTTGTATGTATGCCTCAAGGTGGAGTAGAAAGAAGGCCAGGCCTTATGTACATAGGTACAATACCTTCTGGAGCTTCTCCTCAAAATGGAACAAGATTAGTATCTTTTGAATTTTCTACAACTCAACAGTACGTTTTTTTATTTGTTTCAGATAGACTATACATTTACAAACAAGGAACTTTACAAACAAATATAAATTCTTCTGGTAATGATTATTTAGATCTATCTTCAACAGGAATAAACTCTGCAAAACTTGCAACATTATACTTTGCACAATCTGCAGATACTTTGATTATCTGCCATGAAGATATGAACCCTGTAAAAATAACTAGAGGAGCTTCTCATACATCCTGGACAGTATCAAATATAACTTTTGATTTTGTACCTTACTATCCATACTCACTAGCAACTTCAAATCCTGCAGGAACAATTACACCTTCTGCTATTGAAGGAACTATTGAAATTACATTTAGCTCAAGTGTTGCATCATCAAGTTATGTACACCAGTACATCAATGCAGAAAATGGTATTGGCAGAGCAAGAGTTGTAAAATTTGTAAGCAGCACAAAAGTAGAAGCTTTTGTTGAAATACCCTTTGCTAACACAAATGCTATTGCAAATGGAGATTGGGAGCTTGAGAATGGTTATGAATTAGTATGGAGTAGTACACGTGGATTTCCAAGAAGCTGCACTTTCCATGAAGGCAGACTATTTTTTGGTGGATCTAAAAGTAGGCCCTCTACAGTTTGGGGATCACAGGTTGGACAATTTTTTAATTTTAATCCAGGACAGCAGCTTGCAGATGAAAGTGTTGAAGCAACTTTAGATACAGATCAAGTGAACGCAATCCATGGAATAATATCAAATAGAGATTTATTAGTATTTACTTCTGGTGGAGAATTCTTTGTACCTCAAGGAAGTTTAGATCCTATTGAACCAAACAATATAATTTTTAAAGTAACTACAAGAACAGGATCAAAACAAATAAAACCTATTGTTGCTGACAATGCAACTTACTTTGTTCAAAGACAAGGTAATCAACTTATAGAATTTGTTTTTACAGATAGTGATGTAAATTACAGATCTAATAACTTCTCTTTGTTTTCATCTCATTTAATAAACAATCCAGTGGATATGACACATAAAAGTCAAATAAGCACTTCAAGCACAAATAGAATTATTTTAGTGAACAATGATGGATCAATAGCTTGCTATTCTTTTTTACGATACCAACAAGTTGTATCTCCTTCTAAATGGCTGACAGATGGATTATTTAAAAATGTAACAACAGATTTTGATGAAGTTTATTGTGTTGTACAAAGAACAATAAATTCTCAAACAGTATATCATTTAGAAAAATTTGATGATGATTTTACTACAGATGCAGCTACACAATTTTTTGGTGGTACACTTCCAGGATCTACAAGTGTATCTGGATTAAATTATCTGGAGGGAAAAACAGTTGATGTTGTACGAGATGATCTGGCCCTTTCTCAAACAACAGTAAGCTCTGGTGGAATAACAATAGACAAAGCTCCAACAGAATATGTTGAAGTTGGAATTCCATATACTCCTACAATAGTTACACTGCCTGTAGAAACAAGGCTGCCAAATGGAAATGTACAAGGTTTTTTAAAAAGAATTACAGAAGTAAATTTAATTTTAAATAGTACACAAAGTATAAAAGTAGATACAGAAGAAGTACCATTTAGAAATTTAGAAAGTTTAAGTCTAGGAACTGGCATTGAGTTTTTTACAGGACTAAAAACAGTGCAGCCATTATCTGGATTTACAACTGACAGCACATTAACTATAACACAAACAAAGCCTCTGTTTTTTACTCTACTAGGTGTAGAATACAAGGTAAGCATATAAGGAGAAAACTATGGCACAATTTGCAGCAGTAGCAGCTTCAGTAGGATCAGCAGTATTACAATACAGAGCTGCCCAAGCAACAGAGCTTGGTTATAAAGCAAAAGCAAAACAGGAAGAATTAAAAGGCAGAGTATCTGCTGTCCAGGCAAAAGAAGATGGTAACAAAGTTTTAGACAACATGATTGCACAAATGGCTTATGGTAATGCCTTTGCAGGTAAAGGAAACACAGATCCTTTCTCTGGAAGTAAATTAGGAGTAAGTATAAAAATGCAATCACAGGGTATTGCTGAATATAATATTGCTCAAACTAATGCACGTATTGCAAAAGAGATGGGTTTTTACCAGGCGAGAATAGATAGATCTGCAGGTAAGACAGCAAAAACTTTAGGTTATGCAAATGCTGTAGCAACACTAGGAACAGGAATATATCAATACAACCAAATGACAGGATAATATGGCAACAAGAAAGATACAATATAGACCACTAGGAGTAAGATTAAGATCCTTACCTTCTGTTACTAGATCTGACATAACAGAAACTAGAAGGGGTTTATTAAATCTTTCACAAAAATTAGATCAAATTTCTGCCATAGGTTTTAAAGAGATGGGCAAACAAGCTGCTATTGAAGGAGCTACAGAAGGAGAAAAATTTAAAGCATACAAAGTAGAAGAAGATGATTTTGGTAATACATCTATTAGCTTTATGGAAGCTCCAGAGATGGGATCAACTCCAAGAGCAAAAGCATATTACAAATCAGCTCAAGCTGCAGCTAAATTACAAATCAAATCTTTGTTTGAACAAAAATTATATGATGCTTATACAAGCAACAGAGCAGATATAGCAGGTTTCAATAAACAAGCTAAAGATATATCAGATGGATTATTAGAAAGTTTGAGAGAAAAAAATCCTCAACTATTTAATTATTTTCAATATGACTTTGAACAATCTTCAATAACTTATGCAAAATCAGTTTATACAAATTGGTCAAGTACAAAGAACGATATAGAAACTGTAACCTTTCAAGGGTATGTAAATTCTGGTCATGCTGCAAATATTATAAAAATGGCAGCTAAAGGAGAAGAAGGCCTGGCAAAAGCAGGTATCTTTGTAAATAATATGACAGGCGATTATCTTAACCTTGGGCCTAAAGAAGCTTTTATTGCAGGCAATATATCAATAGGAGCAGATGATACTAGATTAGGTATAAAAAATTCTAAAGAACTTTCCAAAGATATTGAGTTTGCAAGAAACACTTTTCAAAAAATATATTTAGAAGAAGTATTCAAACAATACAAAGGTAATCATGTTGCTTTGGTCAAGGCTAT